GTGAGAGGTCCCTTGGAAGAGCTGGAGTGGAGTAAGTACTCCTCTCTATGTGCGCTCCTGGTGCGTCGCGACCCACTCGGAATCACTTCATCAGTAGACCTTCTGCGCGATCAGCTTCAGATTATGAAGCGTGTTTGCGCTGAGGGCGTCTCTTTCTTGACAAAGACCCTCCCTTCTTTGGGAAAGGCGGTCGATGTCGCGTTAGAGAACGGTAGGCTCACGATTCCTCGAGGTTTTCACCTCGACAGAACCGGAAATAGGCCCGCATTTCTGCAGGCGTATTTCAGCCTCCTCTTTGATGAGGATGGTTCTATCCTGGAGGAAGCATCTGCCGATGCCTTACGGCATATTAGACAGGTATGCTTCTTCGCGTACAAACTGGATCTCCCCTACACCGAGAGCCAAGAAACGGATGTAATAAACCGTTTCAAGGAAACCGAGGTAGAGGTCAGTTCGCTCGTGCTCGATGAAGCCGATCCAATATTGGATCTTGCTAGTCGAATCACTGAGACTGTGTTCGAAGGATTTGATCCACTCGACATAGTTCCGCGACATGGTCCAGGTGCAGTGGCCACTGGTGAGAAGTTAGATGAAAAATGGGTATTTACCCGTAAATTCACCGACATCCACCGAGTGTTTCCCTACTACGAATATTTCGTGGTCGGGAGAGGGCGAGAAATCCTCGATCGCTTGGGATGGTACAAATCTTTACAGACCCACGAAAGTGGTGTTGCGAAGGTTGCCCTTGTCCCAAAGGATTCGCGCGGTCCGCGGCTCATCTCTGCAGAACCACTGGAATACCAGTGGATCCAGCAGGGTCTGGGCCGGAAGTTGGCAGACCACTTGGAGAATGTTTCGACATTCACTCAAGGATCGATCAACTTCAGGCTCCAAGAGGTCAATCAGAAGATTGCTCTGGCTAGCTCAGCTAGCCGTGAGTATTCTACTCTCGATCTCAAGGATGCCTCAGATAGGGTCTCACTTCAGCTCGTTGATATCGTTTTTAAACGATGTCCGCGGTTGCTCAAGTGTTTGAGATCCGTTCGCACGACAGCTACAGTTCTCCCTAGTGGAGAACAAATAGAGCTCCAGAAGTTTGCTCCGATGGGATCAGCATTATGCTTTCCCGTTGAAGCATTCGTTTTCTGGGCTCTAATTGTGGCTGCGAGTGTCTGGGAGACACGCCTGTCACTCCGAAGAGTGGGGCGGTCTGTGTTTGTCTATGGGGATGATATTATCGTCCCCACAGACTGGGCGGACCGTAGCATAAACGTACTTGAACGGTTTGGCCTAAGGGTCAATCGTGACAAGACGTTTATCAACGGGTTCTTTAGGGAGAGTTGTGGTATTGAAGCCTTTAAGGGCTCCCTTATCACACCTGTCCGTTTAAGAACCCGCTGGACGGGCCGAAAAACCGATGGTGCAGCTCTTGCAGCTTATACTTCCCTGATGAATGAACTTTATCAGAGGGGGTATAATCTTGCAGGAGACTACGTACAGAGGCTGATCGTTAAGACCTACGGTAAGTTGCCGTATGGAACACTAACGACCGGTTTCCCCTGTATTGTGGTATCCAGCGTTGCTGTGGCGGAGAGGTTAAACCTCAAAACCCAGCGTTCACGTTGGAATCCGCGTTTTCAGCGTCTCGAGTTTAAGGTTTTAGCCCTCCGATCAAAGAGGACTATTACTCAACTCGATAGCTGGCCCCGTTTGCTGCGCAACTCAGTTGTGCCTCAAATGGGTGACCCATCGGTCGTGGTTGTGCCTCGCTCCACGCAAATAAAGCGAAGCTGGGCTG